GTGATGCACCCAAGCCAGAGCGAATCTTGGCTAGCATTGATGATTGCGGTGTTTGAGGCGGTGTTTGAGGTGGTGTTGGCTGTTCTTGACGTTGCCTTAGCCCTTGGATGCCGCCTAAGCCCATTGGTACTGTGGGAGCTGTCTGTTTCGCATAAGGCACTCGAAATGGTATATCACCATAGGTTTCAGTTCCACCGCCTACGTTTGTCGCTGTAATACCAACTCTAGGCTCTACATAAGACCTAGCACTTGGGTCTACGCCAGAATTTGCGCCTAATAATCTCTCACCCAATATTTGCCTTCTCTGTTGGGCGTAAGGATTTAAGCCTATATTTAAAGGTAATCTCGCCATTAAGCCATACTCCCTAATAGCCCACCGCCAAGGGCGTAAGGCAATACACTAGCCATTCCAGAACCATCACCCTGAGCCATTGATGCCAATCTACCAGCACCCAGCGCACCACCCAAGAAACCAGCCGCAGGAGAGGCATACATAGGGGTAGCTTGCTGTTGACCTAATGCACCAGAACCACCCTGCACCAACGTCATATAGTCAGCTAGCTTCTGTAGCGGTAGGTTTTGCCCATAGGTGAAGCGTTCTATATCTGCCGCTAGTTCTGCCTGTTCCTGAGCCTCTCTAGCCGCACCCACACCAGCTAACATCTGCGCTGGGGCTAAACCAAACTGGTAAGCACTAGGAGCTTGCGCTATCGCCTGTTGCTGTGCTTGCAGTGCCAGAGGTGCTAATGACTGAGCCATTGCTTGCGCTCCGTACTGAGAGCCATACCGCCCTGCCTTACCTAACGCACCCTCGACTTGCTCTAAGGCTGGTCTAAAAGCCGCAGATTGCAGAGGGTTAGTACCCTGTAAGTTCTGCATTACAGCTTGCTGTACGCCCTGCACTAAAGGATTAGGTTGCATCGCATAATCGCGTGTCGCACTCAGAGCCATTTCAGATTCGGGGCTAAAACCAACAACCGTACTCTCAGGGTAATACTGCGGAGTAGGGCTTTCATAGAGCCTCTTAGCTTCCTCAACTCCAAACTTCAAAAACGGCTGTGCAAACGGTGTTGCCCCAGTTGTCGAAGTTATGGTTCTTGTTGAACCACCGCCACCTTTACTCATTTTATAATTCCTTTACCAAAACGATTGAAGTCGGCTCGTATTCTTTTAACACTTTTTGCCAACCTTTTCTGCCTATAATCTCCATGCCATGACAGCCTAAGCTCTTAGCCCAATCCGATACTATCTTCTCGCCCTCAAGAAGTTCATCCATATCACCGCCAGCTAACCATATTCTACAAACAGACCTGTTCGGATAATCTACTATTTCAGTCACTATAGCAGATTTCTCGAACGGAAAAAACTGGGCTGTGCCTTCCTCAACGGACTGGCGTACATCTGCCAAGCTATGACTATCATGTGCATACTTTAAAGCCGCCTCTATATACTCGGAGCAACGCTCCCAATTTTTATCCAATAATGAGGTATGCAAAGGGCGCGTCGTGTCCTTGATTGTCATGGTTAATCACCATTGTTCCATTTGTGCTAGTTCCATCAATATAAGGATTATGATGCCAAGGGTCATGGTCAAGTCCTGTGAAAAACACTAAACTTTGAACATTATATCTTGGCTCAGAAACTGTTGTCTGTGTTGAATTTGCTAAAAAAGTAACATATCCAACGCTATTTAAGCCACCGTCAATCGTGCGGTTTAAAACCTCTGCTATTTCGCGTGTTGTAGCTGTGACAGGGTTTAGTGTTCTAAAGTTGGTTTGTCTTTGCTCAATAGCCATTATCTACCCCCGACTGCCGTAGCATCTATATCAATTCCTAACGCGGTACTCCAAGACCCAGATATGCTTATCTTAGCTCTGTGATACCTACCTTGTGCGCGAAAAGGAGCAAACCCATCCGTATTTGGAGATATGGCTGATGTAAATGTTGGCTCGTCTACTTGGTTGTTTCTAGTGCCGATTTGAACGGTTAAATCACCGCCCTCGTAATATGGGTAAATTCTAGTAACAATCGAGTGCTTACCTACGGTTAAAGGAACTTCTGCCGTTTCTATTGTGCCTGTCAATGGTGAGCCAGTGAAAGAATATATTTTATCACCGTAAGCACCCCCAAACACATATTGACCGCCCTTGTATAATCTACTGTCAACGGCTGTGTTAATATTATCTACAAGTGAATTAATTGATGCTAGCCCATCTGTCGTATAACCAGACGCGAAAAAAGGTGCTAAATAATCAGCTTCTATTGATAATAAAGACCACTTGTTCAAAACATAATTATAAACGATTATCTTATCTGGCTGACCTGATGGCGATTGCGTAGATGTATAACTCCACATTGCTATCTCTCTATTCGGGTCAACAGATGCAGACATCCGTATATCATAAGTAGAATCAAAATCATTGAAAAAGAAGTCGTTTACTTTTTCAGTGCCAATCGGTGTGGTTTTTTGCCCATCGAAAGCGTAGAACCCATCGTCTGATAAGTAAAAGACAAGGCTACCAATATTACAAACAGAGTGCTTAAAAGCGCACCCCTTCTGACCCTCAACTTTGTCAAATTGCCAGACCAAAGGCAAGCCAGAATAAGTGGCTCTAAACACGGCTCTTTCTGTAAGGATTGTGCAATATTCGCCCCCAACTAGCCCAGTGATAGCACCAGAATCAGGCAAATCTTGAAAGTCAGATTGGTCAGTGCCAGCAGTCCAACTATCAATCGCGTTAAACCCACTCCACTGACACCGAAATGGTATTCTACCAGTTCCGCTGTCTAAATTAGCCACCCAGATAAAATCTCTAACAGCGGCAATAAAATCAGCCTTTGGCGGTGAGCCACCTAAATTAGAAAATGCTGATGAAGTTCCTAATTGGAAAGACTGTAATTCCTCACCGACACCACCAGCCGCTATTACATATTCGCCAAACTCTATAAACCGCCAACGCTCATCCGTTGTTAAATCATAAGCTGGTGTGCCTGCCTTGCTAACATCGTCTAAGTTGTTGGTGGCACTATTATGCTTGTAAAGTTTACCAGCATCACCAGCAAATAAATTAGCATTGCTAGCATCGTCTTTTGCCGCAAAGATTCCTTTTATGGTGCTGTCAGCCGCATTAGAATATTCAACAAACTGAGGCATACTTCTGTAGCCCTGTGCCGCAGGGATTAAATTAGTGGCAGTAATTGTGCCAGATGCTATCGGGGGCTGGTCAGGTAGCCATTCGCTAAATTGTATCATTGCTCAGTCCAAACCTCATCACCAGTGCCAACAATAGTCCAAGTTTCATCACCGCCAGATACTACTGTAAATGTTTCGGCTGGCGATATATCTTCTTCCCACAATATCTCACCTAAGACGCTTGTTTGCAAGTTACTGGATATTGTCTCAGAACTGTTAAATGTAGCATTGCCCTGAGTGGTCTTATTGAACTGCATTAAAGCATCAGAAGAAATTGCTAGCACCGCATTACCATCTGATGTTTGCGTAAAGTTAGATGATTTCTCAGCACTAGCTCCGTGTATTAATGTTTGCAGGGATGTCTTAGTAAAGTTACTGCTTATAGAAGTAGAACCAGATAAAACACCTACACCCACAGATGTTTTGCTACTTGTGCCAATCATTTCAGATATGCCTTCAAGTGTAACCCCAGCACCAAAATTAGAGAAGGCTATTGTTGCGAATGGAGATGCTGAAAATAAACTCATTTTAAAAACCCAAAAACTTTATTGCCTCTATTACATCTGGATGTACTGCACCAGACCACATTTGCCAGTTCTGTCTCATTTATTCCTCTGAATGTTGTACCCAAGATAAACTTGATTCATCCCAAGTATAATAATGTGTGGCTGTATCTTCTGGTTTTGCTGTTGGCGGTTGCCATTGGTAATTGCTGTCTTGCGCCCAGCTTGCAAAAGGTTGCGCTGTTAAAAACGCATCTGCACTTGCATCGTAACTTCTACCAATACGAGCTGAGTTATATCTTTTTGACTGTTCACCACTTGCATCTGGAAAGAACTCAACATATTCATTTGCATTAGGGAACGAATCTATTACGGATTGTTCGGCAATAATAATATTGTCTACAACACCATTGGAAATATGTGCAAAGTTTTTAACGGTCATGCTGTATAAGTTCCACTAGCTGTAAATTTAATAATTGTATCTGAACCATCTGTTGTAACCGTTGGTGAGCCTGTTGTAGTGCCTGAGTAATCTGATGTTGCTAAACGTAATATAACAACGCCAGTTCCCCCTTCGCCTCCCTCTCCAGAGTTTTGCACACCGCCACCACCGCCTCCACCAGTGTTTTCTGTGCCTTGACCGCCACTTCCACTGCTTGTGTTACCATTTGCACC